AGCGATTGGTGTTGCTGCGGATGCTCGTTTGGCATTACGGCAGAAACGCACCGTTATTGTTTCCTTTCCCTTAACTGATGGTGAATTAAAACAAGTGCAATTGGCGTACCCTGGTGTTGACTTTAAGTGGCACAGGGATGCGTGTAAGCACTCACACCCAGTGAGTTCCCTCATGAGGCGTATGGCCGAGGAGGAAGCCGTCGCGTTGATTAACCGACGGGTCACGCGCGGGCGGTTGGGTGGCCTTATTGTGGATGTTGGGGGGAATCCCTGGCGCCACTTGCAGGCCGGGAGGGGCAACATACATTCTTGTTGCCCGCTCACCACCGACCCCGCTGATGACACGCGCGAGCTGCAACGCAGAACCCGGGGGGGCCCGGCAGTAATGCGGTATTGCAACCATTACGCGCAGCGTTGTGACTGCTTGCAACCTGATGCCTATCTTAGCGTAGATTCAATCTATTACTTACAACCTTTAGAGATTCTCAATCTTGTACACACTGCTTTGGAGGGGTTCCTCGTCGCTGTCCATCATGTTTTTGATGGCTTGCGGGGTAACTTCCATGGTGAAGCATTCTGGGAGCGCTCGGGCGCTCGCGTCCACATGTCTGTTGTGGGGAACAATATCCCTTACGAGCATGGCACGTTGGATTGGATGAGAATGGGGTATATCTCTGATGGAGTGAATGCCATGACTTGGAGCACCGACTATATTCGGCACAATGTCCACACGACTACCTTTGCCCGTTCGCGGGTTGGTCTCGCGCCTGTGATACGTGCCGTTGCTTTTCCTTTGCGCACAGCTGATGCTGAAAACGCTTACGAAGGGTTAGTCGATTGCCGAGGGCCATTGGCTGGCGCCACTCAGTTTTTAACTGACGCAGTCGCCCACGAGTATGAGGTTGAAACGGCGTATGCCTATGTTGGAATTATAGTATTAACTACCAAAGGCAAGGGCACCGTTGTTATCCCAAAAGGCAGCATAGGTGGAGTGCGTTCAAAAATTATTGCACATCCCTACGACGCCAATACCTATGTTCGCTGTTAATCATGCCGTGAACATTATTTCCAAATACAAATGCGGGATGACAACCGCTGAAATCGCAGATGCGGCGCCTGTAGTTGCGCTTTCCGCCATGGAGGATAACATGGAACGGACCACATCTGTATTGCGACCTGCCACGTCAGTCGGCTGGTTTCGCCAACGGTTAGCTAAAATTCAGGAATACAACAATTTGTTGCGTTTCGTGAATACAAATGTGCGCATCCGGTTGTTTTATGCCGTGGGTGCTGCTTGTGCCGTTGTTGCTATTATTGTCATTGCCCGGAAACGCCTAGTCGTGCGTCCGGGCGCCGTGGTGCCTGCGTGGTCCGCTATTGTTGGTAGCATTGCTATTGGCATCGGGCGGCTGCTGGGCAGGGTGGTTGCTTTGTTTTGGCCCGCCCCCCGTCTCCCACAAGCTTTCCCAACCACTGAGCCATGTGAACCCTATGTTATGTCCGATGTGTGTATGGGCGATGATGTTAAACTCCGCCCTTTGCGCGATGGTGCTTTGTTGTTTAATAAACGTGAAGCCGAGCTGTGCAAACCTAAATTCGGCAACGTTTTGTATGGCCCTGGTGTTATTGGTTACGCTCCCATTGTTGCCCGTTCGTGTTATCACAACGAGATGGTGGCTTTGCGCAACCGAGTGCTTATGAAAGTCTTGTCAGTTGATGAGGCCACGAATGCCCATTTCATTAAATTTGTCCGTATGTCCAGGTTCCTTTGCCTTGATCATCCCGACTATAATTTCTATGACATCGATGTTAATTTCGATGCATGGATCAATCGATTCCCACGTAACAAACGAGACCGATTACGCCGCGCTTTGGCGAATGTCACTAATGGTGACAATCGCCCGAGTGATGATTTTTTAGCGAAAGCTTTTGTCAAGCGGGAGAATACATTTAAATCCACGCCTTATGGCCATCAATTATTCGACCCGAGATTGATACAGGGTCGATCTGATGCATATCAAGTGCAAGTTGGCCCGTGGATATGGTCCGTCTCAAAGATGTTGGCTGCCCGTTGGGGGCCAAAATCTCCTTATGTTAATGTTCATTGCCCCATTACCTTGAAACGCAAAACATTCCGCATGGTTTACGCTGCTGGATGTTCCGCCGAGATGTTGGGTGACTGTGTCACCTGCTTCTTGTTGGATTTGGATTGCGACGGCCTAGTTATGGTCATGGGCGACGACTCATATGTCCTACTGCGAACGGCGGGATATTTGATGTGTCTTTGGATTGATTGTAAACGGTGGGATGCCCACTATCAAAAACAAGCGATACAACTTGAGCTCTCTTTTTATGCCACCATACAAGCCCCAAGACGTGTGCAGCAGCTGCTCAAGGAGCAACTCAACACGCGAGGGGTGACGGCCCACGGGCTAGCCTATAACGTTGAAGGCGTCCGCGGGAGTGGTGATCCTAATACTTCTTTGGGCAACTCCGGCCGTAATGGCCAGCAGACTGTGTATAGTATTCTGCATTCCGATATGTTGCTGTTAGGTAAGGATGCCGTTGAACCCTGCGCCGAGATATTGCGGCGTTTGGGATTCGACCCTGAAATGCATTGGAGTACGAGCGTTTTTGATGGTGACTTCTGTTCCGGCCTGTTTTGGCCCCTGACGGAAGATGGTCGAGACATTTATGTTTTCGGACCTAAAGTTGGACGTATTGTGTTAAAGACATTCTGGTGCACTTCCCATGACCAGGAATTGTATACGTGGGTCAAAGGTGTTGCCGTTGGTTTGGAGAAGGATGTTGCCCATGTCCCTGTTGCTCGTGCCCTTATTGGGCGCGTGTTGCAACTAACTCGTGATGCCGGTTGGGCCCCGAGTCTTTCTCTTGACGCTCGCATTCATGCTGAGCGCGCACATGTGGCTACGACCCTGACCTATGAAGCTTTCCAGTCTCGTTATGGTTTAAGTTACGATCAGATAGTGAATTTGGAAGAATATATATATCAATTACCTCTTGTTTGCCGTTGGTGGCATCCGTTTTTGCAACAGATTATCGATGTTGATATTGATTTCGATTATGCGTTGCCCACCATTGTCCCAGGCGCTTGGAACTGCGTCCTGAGTTTGCAAGAGAAACAAATACTGCTCGCCCCGTTTGTTGAGGAAACACTCAAGCATACGAGATATGGGTGGGCTGTGACGTGTGGCATTATTGCGGTTGAGGCTGGCACTTGGTATTACCGTGCCGGGCTGCCTGGATTGGCAGTTTATGCGCCCACTGCGGTCATGCACGTTGCCGCACATGTTCTCCCCCTTGGTTGGGGGGTTGGCCTCCACTTTGCCTGGAATTGCGTTGCTATGCATTCCATGAGGGCTAGTGGACTGCTTTAAACAACCTCTTCGCGCGAATAAATACGGAAATACAGGGTAGGCAACCTGCGCGCGTAAATGCTGACTGTTACTGGGGAACTCTTAGATTAGGTGTTGGCAAACCCCCCTGAGTGCCTTGCGTGAAATTTAATTATGAACACAATCGATAAATTAGTGGATGGACTTGTCAAACCGTTGCCTAAACAGGGACGGAAGAAGGGCAGGACAATTAGGAAGAAATCAACCCGAAGAGGTCGTGGAATTGCCCGTAATCGCGGGCGTCGCCCACAACCCAGTGGTCGTGATCCTGGTTTGGCGTTAACACGCGACCAGTTTACCGCCACTTCACCGTTAAACTTGTTTACGGTGACGACCGGCTCTACGCCGGGTGGGATACGCGTGAAAGGGCGCGAATTGATTGGGGCCGCTACGGCTGTTGCGGCGCTCACTGGTGCATTCGCTCAGTTGAATATTGCTGGGGTAACACCTTTCTTACTAAATCCTGTGAACTTCCCTAGGTTGGCGGCCTATGCCCCGATCTATGAATATTTCAAGTTCCATAAATGCGATGTCCTGTTCCAATCTAATCAACCAACTACGGCCATTGGTGAAGCACTAGCTGCTGTTGACTATGATGTCAAAGATACAGCACCTGCTTCAGCTGTGGCCATGATGCGAAACATTTCATCTACGATGGCTAATGTTTACTCCGATGCTTCATTGCAAATATTGGGGTCACTGTCCCGCCTGCCCAAGTACGCTACTGCGGAAACGACAGGCCCGGACGCGTCGCAAGTTAATCAGGCCGCAGTATATATTGCGGCTGAGGGCGTGACCGCTGCTATTGCGGCCACGTTAGGTTATGTTGTTGTTATGTATGATGTTGAGTTCTTCACTCCGCAATAGAATTTAAATAGTGTTACAG